CAAACCGCTCCTTGCGGCCCTTGCCGAAGTAGAAGCGATCCTCGACCTTGAAGGTCGCCTTCGCGCCGGGGCGAGAATGCGGCATCTTGTTGAAGTCCACATTCACAACTCCCCAATGTTCCGCAGGCCCATCCGCATCTGCCGGATACTGGACTTCACGCGCTGTAATAGCGGCTTCTGGCACACCCATCTGCTTCATGGCTCCACGAAGTTTGGACACCAGTTCAGTAGCCTTACCCTTCTGATTCTTGAACGAAATGGTTCCCACGCCAAACTGACTGGAAACGCTTACCTCGTCAGGACGAAATCCAAATCGCGTGATGAGCGACTTCAGACGCGCTCCGAAATCTTCACTTGCCATTCTTCACCTCCACATTCCAGTAGCGTCCGATGGACTGCACCGGAGCCGTCGCGCTGTAGCCGTTGCTCGCCACACGGCGAGCGAAGTTCCCAGCCACATCGCCGTCCTCAAACGAAATGACCAGCGCACCGCCGCCAGTCTCGACTGCACGCCAGCCGCCCTCGGGCATCTGCTTCTCGGAGAGCAACTTGCCGAGCATGGGCGAGGACGAAGCCGCCGCAAAACCCTTTCGGTCAAGGCTCGACGCATCGAACCGCTCGGGCTGGCCGGGGCGGGAGAAAGACTTCCTCAATGCTGCATTCAAAACCGTGGCTGCTGCCGTGAATCCGCGACGCGTGAACTCCTTTTGCAACGCAGTCATTTTCTGTCGGAGTTCACTATCTTTTCTTCCAAGACTTTCCGCGTATTCCGCAGAATCCTTCAAATACCAACTTTCGCGCACCAGCCGATCATAATCCATCTTTTCGTACCCATAGCGATCAAACCGCTCGGGCTGGCCATGCTTGCCGAAGTAGAACCGATCTTCTGTCTTGTTGGTCATCGTTTGAATCCGGGGTCGGGGTAATCGCCTCTGTCGATGATGCGTTGCCGGGTTGCGTTATACCGTGCGAGCGCAGCACGATCTAGAGTTTCGTCCTTGCGGATGAACCCCATGCTCTTGGCCTCGTCGAAGGTCACAGGCTCTAGCGAGCCTCGGCAGTTGAAGCCATTCGGCGGCACAAGCCCTTGCGAGCGCATGTCAGCCGCCGTAGCAATGTAGCCGTCCATCTGCCAATGGCTACCGGGATTGTTGCTCTTGCCCTTCGGGCGATACACGCCGCCCGGTGCGCCGCGCGTCCGGCTATCGTGAATCTCGACTAGTCGCACCAGCGGTGCCCATCGCGCAACCGCAGGGCTGTCCATCGTTTCTGCTGTCGCTTCGTTGTAGGCCGTGGCCGTGTTCGTGCGGTAGACAGTCTCTAGCCGCGCCGAGGTCATGCCGATGATGCCCTCTACCTGCGCCCTCCGGATAAAGGAAGATAAACTTCCAGTTTTTAGCCCCTTTGGGATGGACTGGTTCACCATGCTCTGCGCGATCAGGTCGCGGATGCGCTGCACTTGCTGATAGGTTGCACCCTTGATTTTGAATGCGCCGGAGAGAACGGCTTTCAACGCATCCAAGCGCGTTGCCATGTCTTTCAATGCCCGCTTGTTCTCGGTGATTGCTACGCGGTTTGCAATAGATCGCATTTCCGCTTTGATTCGCAGAATCTCCGTCCATGCAAGTGGAGTTCGGTTCCTAAAGGCTTGAATGGCCTTCCAGTACGCGCCGGGGCCGAAGCCTGCCTCCGCAGCCGCAAAGGTGTCCGGACGCTCCTCCGGCCATTCTCCGGCCTCCCAGTCGGCTCCCTGCTCCTTGGTGGCTGCGTGGGCCTGCGCTGCGCCCGCAAGGGCCGTCAGCGTCATCACCTGCCCCAGCACCTCGCTGTATCGCTCCCACGCTTCGGCAGCGTCCTCCGGCTCGTCGCGCACCTGTGCGGCGAGAGCCGCGAGATACCACCGCCGGACATCGGCGAGTCCGCGCCTGTAGATGCGCTCAAACTCGGTCACTTGCGCGGCTTGGGTCGTGATTCAGAATCCTTGGCCTTTCGCCGCCAACCCCAAAGCCGCTCCGCATCTTCACGGGACACGGGTGTATCAGGACTCACATATCCCACATCTGCCAGCGAGTTTGGTTGCGTTTTTCGAATCTTTTTCTTTGCCATTAGAAGTCCAAGTCTATCACCAGCATTCCGCCATCGGAACTGTGCTGAATTTTTCGCACTTCATACACATTTGGAGGAAGCGTAATTTCGCTTTCATCGTCGTATTTTGCGGTCAAATTTCCGTTCTGATCCCAACCGTTAGAAACTCCGTTGATTCTCATCATTACCTTTACGCCATCCCCGCTTGTTGAATATGCCTTGGCGACTCTCACATCACGAGAAGTTGAATGCGCTGCTGATGAAGCAAAAACTCCAGTCTGGAGACTTTCCATGAACTTCCCGATTTCGCTCTTTGGGACATTGATGCCGCGATATACCGTCAACGGCGGTGGCCGCAGTTTTGCAGCATGGAACATTGAGTTCGCGGCTCTTCCTGTCTCATAAAGCGAGCGAATTTGTTTACTTTTATCGCTTGGGAATTCCTTGCCCTGCACGGTCAGAATGTCTTTGCACGACTGCATCCACGATGTTTTCAATTTTTTGTCTTGCGCCTTGAACCAAGCACTAAATTCTTCAGGTGTTTTTAGGCTTGATGCGGTCGTGATCTGGTAAAAATCTCGACTAAACTCCGACGCAACAAAGACGAATTCTTGAGGCATCTTGTCAGCGTCTTGCTGAAGTTCTTCTTTACCTCGATTCCGCTTGTCCAACTCCGCTTCTCGACTCCATTGCTTGACTTGCTGATCTAACTCGTTGCTTTCGACGCGCTCAACCGTTCTAGCGGGCGTTTCACGGATATCTGCAATGATGCTCGCGGCAGGCTGTAACTTTTTCGATCCCTTTGCGCCCTTTTTCCCTGTCTTTTTTTTTGCCTTCTTCCCACCTTTGGCGGTCACATCTTGACCGCTTGAGCCGTCTTCTTTCCCGCACTTGTTGCCCGGTTTGAAGCCTCCCGCTCCAGTTCCGCAGTTCGCGCCGTCGAAGCGATCTTTGCTGCCGCGCTTCGCGTGCAGTTCGCCGCGCCGCTCCATGCTCTTGGCGATAGCCACCGCCTGATCCTGTGGGTAGCCCTCACGGCGCAGGAGCGCGATCTTGTCGCTTACGGGGTCGGCCTTCGCGGCTTGCTCGTCCTTGCCCTCTGCGCGATCCAGTTCGGCCACCTTGCGCTTTGCCCAAGCCTTCGCCGCGTCGCCGCCCCACAGGAGGTGCGCGATCCATCCTGCGGAATCCTCGCCCCAGCCTTCGCCCTCGGCATCAACCGCATGGCGTGAGAAAAACGAGTGCATTCTCCTTACAGTCGATGGTGAGAGCGTCTTGCGGTTCGACAGGTCGCGTGCGCGAGCAACGCCGACTTCCGTACCACCTCGCCCGTGCTTGCGACGCAGTTCCAGACCACGGGCAGCGGCCTCGGCTGCGCCCTTGGGCGGGGTCAGGTCTACATCGGACAGGGCGAATCTGTCCTTCTGAAACGGCTGCCTTTCGTCCGGGCCTGCGTCACCCGGCTCATCGCCCATTGGGCGGACATCAAGCGGAGGCATTCCGCCGCCGCCCATGCCACCCTCGGACGGAGCCTGAAGCACCATCTCATCGTCCTCCGGCTCGGCAAGTCCAAGCACCTTGCGGGCTTCGCGCTCGCTGACGCGGCCACCCAACTTAGTGAACGCCTCAATCGACTTCATGTACTCGTCCGGGTTCGGCTTGCTCACGCTGAATGAGAAGGACGGCGGCACGGCATCGTCGCCGAAGTTCATGCGGAACAGCGGCGTGACGATTTCGCGCGTGATGGTTTCGGCCAGCGCGTTGGCGATGTAGGTGACTTGACGGTTCAGCGTCTGCGCGTGCTGGTCGCCGATGCTTGAGCCAAGGCCGCTCGACACAGCCTGCGAAGTGCCAGTCTGCCCAAGGATGACTTCCTTGATGTTCTCCGTCAGGTACTCAACCATCTTGGCGAACGCTTCCGCGTTGCCGCCATTCGGTTCTTTGATGTCGATGCCGAAGCCCGCGTCGGTGCCGTCGGCGTTCTTCGGAATCAGCACCGACACATCGCCGAGCAAGTTCTGCATGGCCGATTCCATGTCAGCCTTCGCGGCCTCATTGCCCACGGGGTAGTTGCCCACGCGGATGCCCATGCTGTAGCGTTCGATGTAGGTCGCCCAGTTCTGTAGTGCGGCCTGCTTCAGCGACCAGTAGTACCAGACCAGATCGCGCATGCCGCGACCGAGGTAGGCGTTCTCGGCCTCGTAGGGATCATCGAAGTCCACGCCCTGCGGCTGATAGGTGTGCAGCGCGATGGTGGCTCGCTGCTGATCGTCCAGCGGCAGGACGCGGCTATCCCAGCCGATGACCGTGCCGTTGATCTTGTCCGTGTCCGGGGCTGCTCCGCCGATGGTCTGCGTGTAGTAGCGCGGGCCGACCTTCAGGCCCAACTGGCCGAGTTCGGTCATGGTCAGGCTGTCGCCGTGGATCGGCATCCAGTCTCGGATGTAGATGGTTTCGCCCTGCTTGCCGAACACCATGTTGACCGCCGACCGACCGTACCAAAGCGCGTCCAACAGGTGACGCATCATGTCCGTGAAGCGCGGGGTGTTCTTCAGCAATTTCTCCACGAACGCGGCCTGCTCCGTGGCTTGCTCGTCGCCCTGCATGTCGGCTGGAACCTGAACCGCCCACTCCGCGCACGCAACCGAGAGTTGCAGCATGACGAGCGGCCCCATGATGTCGGGGTCGTAGCGCATCTGCCGCTGAAGATTTCGATCCTTGCGGAACGCCAGCGAGCCTTGACGAAGGATCTTGTTGACGGAGAGGTAGTAACTCCTCTGCATCTCGACCGGGGTGACGAGTGCTTGGAACACGGGAGCCACTCGGATCTGGTCGCCGCCTTGGGTCTGGTTTGCGTCGCTTGGCATTAGGGGTTGGTTCCGTAGAGCCGCCACAGTTGCGGCTTGGTGCTTTTGATTGTGGCTGGCTTTGCCCGTGGATCATATCGGCGGGTTCGGGCATGCTCTAGCAAATCCACCACGGCATCGACGGTGTCATCATGCTCCCCTGCGGGGAATCCGACGAGTTCATCAACGATTGGCTGCTGGGACGCTTCGACCCGGCCATCCGCTCGACACCGAAGCCGGAGCCGATGCTGCTCCACCATCGCTTGCGCCTCGCTTGCCCGCGTGATTTTGTCCTTCGTGCGTGCGACTCTCCGCACGGGTATGCGGGTGGACTGTTGGAGTTGTTGGCACAGGCCAGCCTGCGGGCCGTTGCCCTCGGCGATGATCTGCGCGACCCCTAGACGGTCGCAGGCATCGACGGCGCGGCGCAGGAACTCGGGGAATGTGGCCTGCATGCGGAGGCATTCCAGCACCCAGACATTGGCCTGCGAGTCCATCAGGGCGATGACGCACACGCTGTAGTCGCCGCTGCCCGTAGCGTTTGCGGTGAATGCCCAGTCAATCGCCGCAACCACCGTGCCGTTGGCGGTCGCCGCGTGGTCGGGGTCGCCCGTGTAGTAGCCCTGCTCTAGCCACTCGGGCCGGAAGATCAGGCTCTCATCCGACACAGGGATGAGTTCGTATGCGCGTGCGTAGCCGAGCGGCCCCATTTCGCGCCGCTGCGATTGCAGGATGTCCGGCGTGAACACATTACCCCACGGACTCTCAAAGCCCCGGCACGGTCGCCAGAACAGCGTGCCGTCCTGCTCGCCTACGCGCTTCCATTCGGCGGTCAGATCGTCCGAGTGATACGGCGTGAACAACCGCCAAGTGCGCGGCCGTCCCGCGCTGAAGTCGCGCATGGGTAGCCAGTTGTTGCGCCATGCTTCCTTCACCTTCTCGCGCTCTGCCGGGATGAGAACGGAGTTTCGGAGGTCGCACACATCGTCGCCGATCAGCAGATCGACGCGGCCACCTGCGCGTCCGAAGATGTTCGCAGCCTGCATCGTCGGATCACGGTGCATGGTTTCCGATTTCACGATGATCTCGCTAGAGCCATCGTCATCAGGCTTGGGCTTCACGATCTGAATCTCGGGGAACACTTCGCGGTAGACATCGGAGCGCATGATCTGCACCACCATGCGGATCTGCTCCTGCGCCTTCACCACGGTCTGCCCCACATGCTTGATTCGGATATGCGGGTTGCGGCCAATTTCCCACGCCTCGCGGATGCCAATCTGCACGGACTTGCCGTGACCGCGAGGCACGCCGATGGCTGCGTCGCCGTTCTTCGACAGGTGCGCTTGCATCTCCGTATGCAGGCCGGACTGGTTGAAGCCCAGCAACTCGGCGAACACATCCGGGCACTCACGCGCTGCCGCGATGACCGCGCTAGTTTCCGGGTCGATCAATGGTTCCTAACCGCTTGGCGATGATCTCGCGTGCGCGTGCTTGGATGGCAGGGCTGATCTCCATGCGCTCCGTAGCCTGCCCATCGTCCAAGCGTTCCATCTTGTCGAGCGCGATGGCTGCTGCCACCTTGTCGCGCATCATGGCCGCTAGCACCTCGGCGGCTCGCAGGCGGTCGCGGGACTGGCTCAAGTCATCGTTCAAGATGCGCGAGCAGATTTCGGGAGCCTGCTCCATGACGGCATCCGGGATCTTCCACCCGGCTGTCACGGCTCGCTGTAGGAGCCGCAGCGATGCCTTCTGGTTGCGCTTGTCGATGTCTAGGGCCGGATGTGCTTCCACCACGGCTGGCGGCTCTGCGGGCTTCTCCGGCTGCTTGCGTGGCTTGCGTGCCATGCTGCGAGTCTAGCGCGGCTCGTCCTTCTCCACGAATGACGGAGGGACGCAGTACCAGCCCTCGGGGATGGTCACGGCGTTTGGTGACAGTTCCCACCCGTCACTAGTGAGGGTGTAAACCCGCACTCGACACTCCGGGCCGACGCGCACCGGGCTGCCTTCAGCGACCAATGTGACCCGAGCGCAGCCAGTCGCGCACGCGCTCACCAGCGCGAGACAGTAAAGCCTTGTCAGCCTTCGCATCGGTTGCCTCCGTCTTGCCGATCTTGCCGCCGAAGCGGCCTAGCACCTCGGCCACGATAGCCGCGATGAGTGCGGACAGCCACGCCATCAGTCGGCCTTCTGCGCGTCCTTGGCGAGAATCAGACCCACGCCAGCCATGATGGCCGCGATGCACGCGCCGATGTCCGGCACGGTCGCTGGGTCATTGTCGGTGAACGCCTTCAGGGCCGAGCCGACGGCGACGAGGATTGCAGCGATGCCTGCGCTAGTGGTCTTCCAGTTCTGCTTCATGGGTTCCTTTCGTTAGGCCCAGACCCGCATGGGCTGGGACGGTGGAGGGTCAAGAATGGGTAGAGCCGCGATCTGCGCCGGAGTCAGTTCTCCGGCTACGCGAAGATTTGCATGGAAGCGATTGTCTACGAACGGCGGCTCTTGAATGGTTGGATCTTCACCGTTTGTGATTGGAATGATTACAGGGCCGATCCATCCGATGTCGATGCGCTGCCCGTCAAGTTCGTGGCACTCGCCATCGATGCGCTGGACAGAAACGCCGATGGCCGCAAAGGCCTCAACCATCCGCGCTTCCGTGTTCGTGCGAAGGTAGTAATCGATCATGCGGTGAGGCTCTGAAGGGTTGCGGTTGGCAGGACGCTTGGCCAATACTTGATGGCCCGAATTGATCCGTTGAGCAACACAGTTGCATCCGTGATCGTGCTTCCATTGGTGGAAGTTCCACCCAACACCAGCCAAGTTGGCTCGGTCGAAAACGAAATGCTTGAGGATGTCGCAACCGTGCCACCATTCAGGGTCAGATTGACGGTGCTTCCGCTGAACGAAAACGCACCCTTGGTGCGCGCTCCGCTTGTGATGCTGTTGGATGTGGTCACCGAATTGGCGGCCCCAAAATCTGCAACCTTTAGGTTTCCAGCGGCAGCGGTTTGCTGAAGGTGCAGATGGCGGCCGGTTACATCGGAAGTGGAAAGAACGGTGCGAACCGTGCTAGTGATGCTTCGCACACCGCCAAACCAATCAGCGTAAAAGGTTCCGCTTGTGCCGCCGGTGAACCATGAAGAAAACCCGGTGCTGGCTGCGATGCAGGTATCTGCTGTGCGCTGCACGGTGCTTCCGACAGTTGGGATGTAAGACGATGCGCCTCCTGCTTCTAGTTGTGCGCCCCACACATAAAGAACATCACTAGAACCAGCGCTTGTGCTTTTGCTGCACACATACACAAATACCGTCGCGGTGGATGCTCCCGTTGTGAATGGAACTTGTACCCGCGTCCAGCCAGTGTTCGTGTATGTGAGATTGGTTTGGGAAACCAAATCAGTTCCCACAGTAGAGTCATAGATTCTCTGCTGTGATCCTGTCGTGCCGCGAATCCAAAATGAAAATGTGTACGCGGTATTCGCAGAAACCGTTACCCCTTGCGCTCTAGAACAATACACATTTGCGCCAAGCGCAATTTTGGTTGCGGTGTTTCCACCCGCAGGGTCAGTAACTTCGGTGGTGTTCGCAGTCAAGGTAGTGTTTGCACCGACGGTCCAAGTACCTGTTGTGATGTTCTGCGAATTGGTTACAACGTTTGTTGCAGTACCTTCAATGAGCAGCCCGCGAGGAGTCAGCGTGGTTGGGTCATAGTCAAAGCGTGGGACATTCGTTCCAGCAGTTGCAACTAGCCCGCTGGAGTTGATGTAGGTGCTAGTGGTGCTGCTGCGCGTGAAGGTGAACCGCGAATCCAGCGAACTCATCGCGGTGAAATCTAGCGACAGCGTGGAGCCGTCTCCGCTCGTAAACATGCCCGGACGCTGAATGCGCCGGGGAATCGTGTCTGATCGCGTCCGCATCAGATCGTCGCCCAGAATGCGCCCATCTTGGGCGTGGTTCCCGTGGCCTTAAACTGTAGGGTGATCAACTGCGAGCCGACGGCATCCACGATGACGCTAGCGGGCTGCACATTGGTCGCGGCAGCGGTCGCAGGGCTGTAGGTGTTCACGGTCGGAACGCCTGCGCCAATGGTCGCGCTGCTGAAGAAAAAGGTGCTGACGGTGTCGATGGTCAGGCTTGCAACCGTGCCGCTGGTGTAGCCAAGTGTCACATCTGCAAGCACGGTCGGAATCCAGACCTTCGTGCCAGCCGTCTGGAGGTACGAGTTCCAACCAACCACGCGCATGCCGACAGCCGTGAAGTTGTTTGCACTCGTAATCGGAGTCAGGCGCAGCAGGCTTGGGTAGTTCGTGCCGACATCGTAAAGCAGCGCGGTCTGGCTTGTGGTGCTGGGCTTGGTCGCCGTGGGGCTAGCGGCATCGTAAGCCTGCGCGGAGGTCAGGGTGATGAGGCCCGTGGTTCTGAACTGGGGCTGTGCGGTCGAGATGATTGAAACGGCCATTTATGGCTTCCTTTCGAGTCGGTCGATGCGGGACTGGATGCTGTCGATGCGGGCTGCGTACTCGCGGTCGGTAGCGGATAGGGTCGATACGGTGCGTGCGAGGTCTGCGGTGATGGCTGCGAGTTCTTTCAGCCGTTCGGCTTGATTGTCGATGGCCTGATCCTTGCGGCCCACCATCAAGAACGCGCCAGCGATGCTGCCGAGCAGCACGATGGTCTGCACGCCCTGCATCAAGGTCTGAAGGCTCACCTGCTTGCCGATCTTTACCTCGGTCTGTTCGCTCATGGCTTTTGGGATACTAGCGGCTTCCTGCGCCACCCTAAAGAGAAAAGGACACGCCCGAGGACGGCTGCTGCGTCGGTCGTGGCCTCCTCGGAGAGAGCCGGGACGGCTGCGTGCAGGACTTCGTGGCACACGATCTCCGCCAGCCGCTGCTGCGGCAGGTCGCGGCGCACGCGAATGGTCGGATGCGGCCCGGGCGGGTGGTCGCAGTCGCCGAATCGGTCGCGGGGCAATTCGCTGGCCTTGACCAGTCGAACGCGCCACTTGCGCCCGTTGATCTTCAGCCGCGCCTCATTGTGCATCGTGGACATCCCAAGCGATGCGAGGTACGCCCCTGCGCTTGCTGTCCTCTCCCGTTGCATCCCATTGCAGGTAGATGCGTACCCACTTCTGCCGGAGCGGCGACGGGCCGAAGTTCTTCTCCACCTCCCAGCCGTGACTGCCATCCTTCCAGCCGTCCTTGGTCGTGCCTACCCGGATGAAGTCACAGTAGCGTTTCTCGACCTTGTAGACCCCGTTCTGTGTGGACAGGAACTCGCGCGCGATGCCGACC